ATACGGGCAGGTGCGTATGAGCAAGCACCCAACCTTTTCAAAGAAACCAGCGTTCCCTGCATATACACCAGTGCAAGAATGGTACAACCAAATTTTGGGCATAGGAGAAGAAGATGAGAAAGAAGAAATTGCAAACGGCGAGTCTTCTCAGCTTGCTAGCGATAAGTTCCGCAGCAAACAGCAGTGAATTAGATCAGTTAATAACCTCGTCATCAGCCATCGTCAATCAAATTGACAGGGGCATCATGATCGCTGGTGCAGCACAGGGCTACGCTCACACTAACGCTGGAATTTCGGACGGCTCTCTGGCTGGCACAGCTCATATAAGTTCCGAGCAAGTGCAAGCATATAACGCCGCATTGTCGGGCATGCAAAGCTATCGGGCTTACGGGAGCGGCGTCGATTATCTAGAAGATCAAGCCGCTGCAGAATTAAAGTTAGTCGATAAAGCGCTCGACGTGTTCACTGGTGTTGTTGTCGATATGCTTGCGGTCCAGAAGGTGTCTGAAATATCAGCGGCGGCAGCAACCCCCAACGATGAGGCTGAAGTCCAGCAATTTGTTAATGATAATGTTGCGACTTTGACTATCGATCAGGCGGATGCGGAGACGTACAACCAAAGCCTTGATGACATCGAAACGCATGCCAACAATGCGGGCGCGTTTCTTGGCGTTGCTGCAAGTCCAGAGGCGGTAAAGTTTCTGGAGAATCAGGCTGCAAGTAGAAACCTGCGAGTCGAAGAAAGTAACTTAGCTTATAGTTCTGGAAGTCAGTCGGTCACTCTGACTTGGCAGACGAATACGAGAATGCTTGAGCAGTCATCCGTATTTTTGAACGGAACAGGTCAGCAAGGTCTAAATCTTTACGTGTCTAGCGCCGATATTTTATTGGCTGGCGAAGAGTCAACGCTTTACAAAACGGGTCCGACTGCGCTGGGTTACCAATGCTTTGTGTATGGCAAGGATTGCGCTAGTGACGGCTCATGAGTCTCGCGGAAACAGAGTTAAAAATTGGAGGGACATCTTTTAAGGGTGTCTACATCGCTATACTTCTTTCCCTTGCAACAACACTTGGCGGTGGCGTATGGACAGCGAGCAGTTTGTACGCTCGACTAGAAGCTGTAGAGAAGAAGACGATCCCTGACATCGGACCATTGCAAAAACAGATATTACTCGTTGAGCAACAACTTGAAGCGAACAACGTCAGTCAACTGCAAGGCAAGCTGTCGGAACTGGGCGTAAATTTATTGACGATAAAGGATCAGCAAGAAGAGTTGCTTGGGATCAAAGAGACAGTCATTGATCTGGAAAAAGATATTGAGACCATGCGATCAACTGTGAAGCAGGCTGAATTAATGACAGCTAACAGCGATGGCATCGACGAGAGAATTAAGGCGATTGGTCGCGATTTGGATCAGGTCTGGGAAGCTATCGATTACGTCAGCAACCCGTTGAAATAAGAAGTTAAGGTGTAAGCTCTGGCGGGGAAATTGCTGTTGACCCCGTTTTGCAAGCTATTGATTTAATTGGATTTAGGTAAGAGAATCAAGGTCAAATGTAATCGATGAAGATTTCTATGCTGACCAAAATAACTCCTATTTCCTTTTTAAAATCAATGACTTACATGTTTTGCCAAAGACTACATCCTAACCTTATCTTACCTCCCTGTATGGACATACAGTCCAGTGGAAAGAAACTATCTGTGACTCAATCCCGACTGCTTCACCATGCCCTCCAATTGGCTCGCCGCCTTTGATTTATGCTCATGGTCCAAGTGCGCGTAACGCTGCATAGATTTAGACGAAAGCCAGCCACCAAGTGCCATCAAAGTCACTTCCCTTGTTCCCGCCATAATGTGCCAGCTCGCGAACGTATGTCTCAATGTATGAAACACAATTCCCTTAGGTAGACCCGCATTCGATACAGCTCGTCGCCAAGTGTCATTCGTTAAGGAAGTCTTCGAGAACGGCTTACCATTACTGCGAACACTTCGATGCTCCTGAACAAACACATACTCAATCCCTTTCGGCTTACTCTTGAGGAGGTACGGATACACCTTCTCAAGCTTCTGCTTTATCTCCCATCGACGCTTCAGTATTCGCTGAGCGTCTTTGTTCAGCGGGAACGAGGTGGTACGCCCATTCTTTGCATCTTTAGCCGCCAGATGCAGCACCGTATAGTCCTCAGATATCGACGCCCATTTGAGCAGTCTGATTGTCTTGTTGCGTTGTCCGCAACACAATGCAAACTCGACCATGTCGGCTCGTAGCTCATCTAGCCACCGCATCAATTCACGACACTGTACTGGCGTTAAGAACAACTCCCGTTTCTCCTCTGGTAGGTTCTTAAATTTAGGCACCCTGTCAATAACCTCCTGATTATCTCTGGCATGTATCAAAACAGCGCGAGAGTACGTTCTGTAGGTATTGACCCAACCATTAGAGACCGGTTCACCCGTCCAGCGGTTGTTCCTTTGTGCCAGCTCACCAAAAAAATCGTTCAGCAGTTTCATCTTCTCAAACTCTTTGATATCGATGTCGCCCCACCGGTCAATAAGCTCATTGACTATATCAATTGTGTACTGCTTCTTTCTCTTGCCCGACTCTGCAGTTGGTGCAGCAAGATATTTTTTAGCTACTTCTCTATAAGTAATTACTCTATCCATGTCTTTCTCCATTAATGTTTTATGAAGAGGTCAACAGCGCTGGTACATTACCACGCTAATGCGCTCAACAAAAGGTCTGTTGCGAAGGGCAGGTAGACCAAGCCTGGATAAATGGGCATGAGGAGGAGGAAAGCCCATTCCTTCTTGTCGCCAGCTAGTGCGGCTCAGACTCGGCGGACGCTTCATCTGCGACAGGGTCAGGCAAAAGCTTTATCGCCTCTTTCATGTTTAGATCGGCGCCTTGTCTTGCCGATTGCAGCAGCGCACCCAGCAAACTGATAGCGGAGTTGGTCTGCTGCGCGTTGCCAAGCATCGTTCTGCAAGACTCAGAGATGTCATCGACAAGGTAATTCGTGCCGTCAATATTTATTACATTACGTTCTTCTGTCATTGTTTTTTCCTCGCGTCATCGCGCAATATTTTGTATTTTCTGGGACCACCCACAAGCAGTTGGGCTTGCGGGAACATGAAGTTAGTTGGACTAGTTGTTACCGTGCCGCATTCAGGACACTTCAGATTAGGTTTGTTAAAATAAGGCTGAACACCCATCATCTCAACAAACACTTCGTCCGTAAGCTGAAGACCTTTATCCCCAGCCGTCAGTACATGTTCCTGATGCCCTAATCGTTTTGAATGAACGTTCAGGTGTGTTTCGTGTCTACCTTGCAAGTCAACGACACGGCGAACGTAAACTCGATGATCAAAAGACTTTTCGAGATTGTTAGGGTCGAGGTTTTCGCCGCCATAAAAAACGGTTCCAACGCTCCTGGTTATTCTTAAAGGCATTTGCCGTATCCTTAAAAGGGTAGGTCGTCTTCAAAGTCATCGACTGACGATGGCGCTGCGCTGGGTTCACCTTTAGACACTTTCGCGCCTGACTCAGTGAACTGCTTAAGGTCCATCATGCCGTTGCCGATCCACGCGTCTTTTATTTGCAGAACCGCACCGTTGTCAGTCTTTTCAACTTTGCCTTTCCAATTCATTCTCATCAGATCGTTGCTTGATTGGTTCAAACCTTCCTGCAACCAATCGATAAAGTTTTGACCGATCTGCAAAAACCCATCGTAATCATGAGCCTTGTCATCAGTCGCCCAATCTTGACCCTTGTCTTCACGCAACACCTTCAAGCGGTCTAACTCTTTTTGCTTTTTCTCAGGACTCAGTTTATAAAGCCGACCGTTTCCTGCATGTACTTCAAAATTACTCATCACACATCTCCGTGTTGTATTTGGACTTGCATTGCGCCCGTGGTTCTTCTGAAGGAAGAAAGGGACTCATCTTGGTTTAACACTTCATCTTCGCCACCCAGAAATTCAAAGGCTTGGCGGTAGTCGATAGACGGTGTCTTCATGATCACCTTGACCGTTGTCTTGCCATTACTGACTGAACCTTTGTACCGCTCAGCGATATCTTTTTTTAGCGACTCGCTGGTCTTGCCCAGTACATCTAAGGTTTGTAGGTCGTCACCAATCCGCGACTTGATGTCGGCAATCCTGTCCTGCATTGCTGTCAGTCGGTTCAGCTCTTCATCCGTCTTGATGACTTCTGGCGCGTTAACTTCGATGTTTTTAACGTGATCAGCGCGAGTGACTTCATCTCGATGCTGCTCGGCAATCCAGTTGTACCAGCATTGATAAAGATCAAGTCGGCTGATCGTTCCCTTCGCTGGCTGGGGCAAAAACTTGCGGCTCAGTAGCTCCGTCAGGAAGTCTTCTTTTCGGGGAACTCGTTCCAACGTGTATTGCGGCTCGGCGGTTTCGTTCTTCGCTAAATAGCAAATAAAATCACACCACTCTGCATCCAGAACTTCCATCTGCATGTAGACCTGCATCAGGTACATGCTGCGCTTGGGTGAGAAGATAGAATAAGGC